ATTTGCGGGCCAACCGCGAACGCAAGGATTTCTGCCGACGCCGATCAGACGCCAGAGGGGATCCGGCAAATTCAGGTCATGAGTGCTCAACATGGGAAGAACCTTCCCACAGTTGGTGGCTGCGAAAGCCACCCTGGTCAAGAATCGCCTCCCCTCGACGAGCTCGCCGAGCACATTCGAGACGCACATGCCGGCATCACCGCCGCGTTCTCCAACGCGATTGATCGCGCAATCGATGCCGGGCGCACACTGATTATCGCGAAAAAGCTCGTTCCGCACCGGCAATGGGGCAAGTTCCTTAAGCGCTGTGGTGTCGGCGAGCGCCAGACGGAACGGTATATGCGCCTCGCGCGCTTAGTAGCGGCAAATCCGACTTGCAAGTCGGATTTGGCTGAGCTGTCGATCGAGCAGGCAATCAAACTTTTGTCGCCACCCAAGCCGCCCAAAGATACGCCAGCATGCGGACAACCGCTGAATCATGGCAAGTCGGGTTGCCCGATCTTTACAAGCTCGGACATCATCGCTGCTTGGATCGGCAGTTTGCCAGTTGAGAGGACCCGAGCCCTCAATGCCGTCGGGCTCGACCAAGTACTGGCGGCGATGCCACAGGAATGGTGGCCGCTGATCGAAAGCATTGTCGTTCATCGCCACTTGCCGCTAGTGACCGCTGCCTCAAACACCACAGGTGATCTCGAAATTCGGACCTTCTTGCGCCGCGAACTTATCGCCGCGCCTTTGAACGCGGAGTCGGGCTCGGCGCTCAAACACGATCCTAAGGTTGACGATCCTAGCGCTGCCTACTCCAGTGCCGCCGGTCGTGGGATCGCTGAGGGCCCCTATGTCTAGGAATGTTGAGAACATGAAGATCATTTCCGCCGACGATCGCCTAGCTGAGCACCGTTGCGTGAAAGCATTGGTCGTCGGTCCCGCCGGCGTCGGGAAGACATCGCTCCTGCGCACGCTCGATGCGGCGGGCACGCTCTTTATCGATGGTGAAGCCGGGGATCTCGCTGTACAGGACGTGCCGGTCGACACGCTACGGGTTAACGACTGGCCGACCGCTCGTGATTTGGCATGCCGGATCGGCGGCCCCAATCCGTCCTATCCGCCAACGGCCTGTCACTCGCAAGCGCACTTCGACGGCGCGTTAGATAACTTCGCGAAGTACCACACACTATTCATCGACAGCATCACCGCGGTAAGCCGTTTGTCCCACCGTTCAGCGGAACAGCAGCCAGAGGCATTCTCGGAGCGCACTGGGAAGAAAGACACACGTGCCGCCTATGGCCTTCACGCCCGCGAAATGATCGCGTGGCTCAATCAGCTGCAGCACGCACGCGGCTTGAACGTGATCTTCGTCGCTATCCTGGAGAAGGTCGTCGACGACTTCAACATCGTGACGTGGCAGCCGCAGTTGGAGGGCAGCAAAACCTGCCGAGAGCTTCCCGGCATTGTCGATCAGATCATCACCATGCAGTTCGCCGACTTCGGCGACGGCGAGCCGGTGCGCACTTTCGTGTGCACGTCACCAAATTCGTGGGGCTATCCCGCCAAAGATCGATCCGGCCGGCTTGAACAGATCGAAGAGCCACACCTCGGCAAGCTGATCGACAAGCTTACCCGGTCAGGCTCGCGCAAACCGTTCATCGTTTCACCACCCGAGCAACAGCTCAAAACAACGCAAGGAGAAAGTTAATGCCAGACTTCAATCAGGCCGGTCCGCAACGTGTCTTCGACGTAATTCCGGCCGGTACAATTGCGCCGCTTCAGCTGAAAATAAGGCCCGGCGGTGCCGGGGAGGGCGGTTGGTTGCGCCGCTCCAAAGGCGGCGACAGCGAGGCGATCGATTGCGAATTCGTCGTGACCGGCGGTCCATACGTCAACCGGAAGTTTTGGACGTTGTTGACCGTCAGCGGGACCACTGAAGGTCACGCGAAAGCCGCCGAGATCACCCGCTCAAGGTTGCGTGCCATTTTGGAAAGCGCGCGCGGTGTCCGTCCCGACGACACCGGCGAGCCGGCAAAGCAGGCCCGTCAGATCGCGAGCTACGGCGATCTCAATGGGTTGCGCTTCATCGGGCGTATCGGGGTTGAACCCGCGCGCGACAATTATCCTGCGAAGAATGTCTTGCTGGAAGCTCTTACGCCCGATCGGCGTGACTGGCATCCGGTCGAACAAGTCTCGCAGCCCGGTGCCGCGCCGATCGCGACCTACAACTCCGTAAGGGTGGAATCGGCCAAGATCGAGAAACCAGCATGGGCGAAATAACCAAACGCGAAAACGAATGGCAAGACAGGGCCACGGCAGCAGCAATCAAAGCAGCGCGGGGTATTGCGCTGGGCGATGGTGCCGTGGTCCCGATGATGATGCCGATCGGGCGGCTATCCGACCTCCAGTGGGGCTGGATCGTTGCGGCTGTGCTCTTTGCTTGGATCAAAGTACGGGCTGAGCAAGCGGCTTCGGAAGGCCGCGACGTAGAGCTGACAATCCGCGACGGTGTCAGCGGCGCTTGGGACGCCGACGCTATCGCTAGCATCTTGCCAGCGCTTGCCGACATGCCCGGTATCGATTGGTCCAAACCGCTAGCCGACTGGTCGCCCGACCAAATGATTGCCTTTCTCTCGAACGCACTCGGCTTAGTGCAGCAAGCCATGGCTGCCCGTGATCGAGGACCTGGCATCAGCTGCAAGGCCAACGAGATGCCGCTGGCGGTCTGAGCCGTGTCATGCTCGACTTCAACCGCGTCAACATCTCGGGAACGCCGCTCAGCGTCGCCATCAACGCACTAATCGAGGCCGCCGAACCGCTGGAACATAGCTGCCGGAAATATCTTGGCGCCTCGGCGATCGGCTCAGAATGCTTGCGACGTGTTCAATACGATTGGGTGTGCGACCCGCAGCACCCGACACGGATCCGCGATATTTTTGCACGCGGGCATTACTTCGAAGAAGTCAGTCGGCAACATCTGATCCGCGCCGGCTTTCGTTTCGCGCCAGCTGAGCGGCTCAGCTTTGCCGCCGCCGACAGCCTGTTTCGCGGCCATGCCGACGGTATTCTCGTCGCCGGGCCCGAGCTGACCGGAATGGGCTACCCAGCTATCTGCGAGCACAAAGCCCTGGGCGCAAAGGGCTGGCGCGCAATCGAGCGCGACGGGCTAGAGCGCGCTTACCCCCCATACACCGCGCAGATTTGGCTTTACCAAGCCTATTTGGACTTGACCATGTGGCCGGCGCTGTTCACCGCCACAAACGCGGACACGTGCGAACGACTGCATCTGCTGCTGCCATTTAACGCCGAGCAGGCGCAAGCTTGGTCGGACCGCGCCGTTGCTGTCATCCGAGCGACCGGCGCCGGGGAGTTGTTACCGCGCTGCTCCGATGATCCAACGGACTGGCGCTGCAAAATGTGCGGTCATCGGCAACGGTGCTGGTCATGAATGCTTTGGGGCCGCCAAATTCGCACGCTGTCGCCCAAACCAGCGGCAAAGCGGTCACGTTCGAGACGCCGAGCGTGGCCATGAATGAAAAGCCGCCAACCTTCAATGGGGATCTCGAGCGTCTGCCCCAGGCGTTGCAGCCGCTCACCAGCGAGCTGCGTTGGCTGGTCTGGTCATGGGAGTGGCGCATGGCCAAGAACAGCAAGGGCAAGTGGACAAAGCCCCCGAGGCAGGCGCGGGATCCAAAATACAATGCCCGATCCAACGATCCCGGCACATGGGGGACCTACCACGACGCCATCGCAGCAGTGCAGCGCGGAAATGCCGATGGAATTGGCTACGCGCTGCTCGGCTCGGGCATCGGTGCCGTCGACCTCGACCACGTTCTCGATAGCGAAGGTCAACCGGTCCGCTGGGCGTCCCAAATCTGCACCGAAGCAAATGGCGCCTATCAAGAAACCACAGTAAGCGGTGCTGGCGTCCGCATTATAGGCACAACCAATGGCCCGGAAATGCACCGCAAGTTCACTTTTGACCGCGGGACGGGCGCCGGCATCGAAGTGTACCGGAACACTGCGCGTTACATCACCATTTCCGGTCTCGAAAAGACCCCTTGCGCCGAACTGCCACCTCTCGACGACCTGATCGACACGTTGGTGTCGCGCCATGCCTTTGGCCAGGAGGCAGGAACCGCTTTGGACTTCAATTCCGCTCGGCCACAGCACTGTTTCAAGTACGATGATCTGATCCGGAACGGCGCTCCGGAAGGTGAGAGATCTGAGCTGTTCCAATCCGTCGTCTGGCACCTTGCCAATCGGGGTTGGTCGCCCGAGCAGATCACGGATGAGCTAGGCCTCCACCCCAACGGCATCGCCGCCAAATATGCTCACCGGCTGTTTGCTGAAGTGACGCGCTCATACGAAAAATGGAGAAGCCAAAAGCGTCCTAGTACCCGGAATCAGAGTTGAGTGATACGTCTGCCTTTGAAGCGGCGTTGGCGGACCTTTTTCTTGGTCCAGACGAAGGGCTCGGCGTTTTC